CTTCTCCACCTTTTCCATGCGGGTGTTGACGCTGAAGGATTTGTTGATGACGCCGGAGTCATCGTGTTCGTTGAGGTCACCGGCGACAAGCGGTCCGAAAAGGGCGTGGGGATCGTAGAGCATAAAAAGAAGAAGTTTCGAAGCGGAGGGATCGGCGGTTGAATGCGGTGCGGTGTCAAACCGGCACGAGCACCAGATGGACATCCATCGTGCAGGCAGCGATGATCACATGCTGGTCTGTCTTGCGATGAATGGGCGCAGAGCCCTGGTGGACGATCTTCAGGATGCGGTAGCCCTCACGCCATTCGGCATCGAGGCTGGCATACCAATCATTCCAGCCGAGCAGGGGGCCGTCGTCATCTTCACCGGTTTTCATCGTCCGCAGGCGCTGCTCGATCTTGGCCATGCTGGCGAGCAGCTCGGCCGTCGTTTTGGCATTGGTCACCGCGGCGGCATTTTCATTGTCTGCGACCAAACGGGCGAACTGCATGAAGCTGAGACTGACGATGCGTTTGGCCCCTTTGCTGCCGTTCTCTTTGGCCACGATGACGAGGGAAGGCAGCTCAGGCTGAACGGCCATGTCGAACAGCTTTTTCGGCAGCGCCGTGTCATCCGGCACGCCAGCGCGGACGCTGTCCGCATGCGCGAGATAGTCACGCTGCAGCGTGGCGATAAACATTTCGAGGCTGGAATCGGCGAGCTTCATGATTTCATGGGGCAGGAGGCCTCGACATCCCACACCGGCGAGTGCGCCGCGGCTCCAGACACCGCATCGATGTCGTAGACGCGGCCTCGGTATTCGAGCTTGTCGAGCTCCCGGTTCGGAGCGGTGGTGAGCAGCGTTTTGGGGATGTGGGCCTTGAGCGTGTATTTGCGATCCAGGCCGTATTCCTCCGCCTTGGCGGCATTGTCATCTTCATCGATGGTGCAGCCCTTCAGCGGGATTCGCGCCGCCCTTTTGACCAGATAAAGCGGATCTTTCGCCGTCGTAGCAAACGGCGAGGCCGCCATGCCTAAGGCGAAAGCTTTCTTGAACATTTCCTGCGGGGTGGGCATGCCGGAGAGCGGGTGTCAAAGCCCGGACACAAAGAACCCGCCGCGCTCCCAACCAAAAAGCACGACGGGTTCTGTTAGCACAACAGCGGGCGAGGAAGCACCCGCTGAGGGTAAGGGTTACTTGAGGGCGGCCTCAGCCTCATCAGCATCGGCCTCGGCTTGCTTGGCAGCATCGAGGGCGGCTTCAGCGGCTTCCTCGAGCTTTTTGTGAGTAGCCTTGCCTTTGGCGGCATCGGCGGCCAGGCGAGCATCTACGGCGGCTTGATTGAGCTGCGTGGCTTTGGCGCGGAGGGTTTTGGCAGCTTTGCGGGCCTCGGCATTGAGAGCGGTTTCGAGCTGCGCCACGCGTTCCTCCTGCACCGCCAACTCCGCCGTGAGTTTTTCAACTGCCTCCTTGCTGCTGCGGGCCAGCTCATCACCAGCGGCTGATGCCGCAATGAATGCAATACGCGCACCCATCATGCGCGCACCCATCATGCGGAGGAAATCGGCGTCTTCTGCCGAGGAGACATGGATGATCTTTTTGCCTTCCCCTTCGCCGATCTCGACGGGGATGAGATCCACCGCATTGACCGCATTGGCCGGGGTGACGATGACGGCGGTGATGTCAGCCTCGACATCGGCATACATGGTCACGGGTGAGGAGACGATGAAGCGATCCGCGACGCGGTGAGTTTTGCCTTCAACCGCCCGACGGGCGGCCGTGACAGCGGCATCGGCATCTTTGCCGACGTAAAGAAGCGCGGGCTCATCAGAGCGGGCGATAGTGAGGAATCCGAGGACAAGGTGAAGCATGGCAATGAAGGCGGTGTGTCAAAAAAACAAAGCCCGCCCCGCGTGAGCAGGACGGGCCTTGGGCATGAGAACCGCGTTGAGCGGGAGGAGGATCGTTTAAGCGCTGCGCAGGATGTGGCCAGAAGGCTCCATGACATACTTCGCGGTGTCGCAGAGCTGGCCTGCGGTGGCACCGTAAAGAACGGCCAGGGTGACGTAGGCGTCCATCGTGCCGTTCTCAAACCAGTAGTAGGCGATCATGGAAAGACCGCTGTCTGGATCGGTGACGACTTCGGACCGAGCAGGAACCGGGATGCCGATGGAGGCAGCGAGCTCAAGGCTGTCTGAAGGGATGCCCGTCTTGATGGCGACGGCTTCGCGGGAGCCAAAGAAGCCAGTGATGTTGTCCGTTTTGGCCAGCGTGGCGGAGGTGTAGGCGGTGGTGACATCCACCGGATCTCCGCCGCGTGTGGCGCTGACCTTGAAGGTCGTGGTGCTCGGCACGGAATGGACGTAGTAATAGGACGAGGTGGACAAGCCCGCTCCGCCGCCGTCAAGGGCGGAGAACTTCACGCGATCATTGACCACCAGGCCATGCGCCGCCGAGCTGGTGATGAGGTCAGCCGTGGAGATGGAGCTGACGGTGATGTCCGTGCCATTGCCGGTGCCGAGCGCAGGATCTTCGATGATGCGCTTGAAGCCGGCGAGGTTCATAAACTCGACGCGAGCCTGGCCGTCCACATTCTGGCTGCTGTTGTCGTAGCGGTTCGTGATGCGGGCATCACCGCTGAGGGTTTCCGCCACATCGGAATTGATGATGCCGAAACGATCATCGGCCACGCCACGGCTATTGAGGCTTTTGCGAATGGCGTTCAGCGCGTCCTTGTTGGAATTGCCGGTGGTGTAGGTGCTGCCGTTGCTAAACGCAGCGGAGCTGACCTTGCCAAGGCAGTAACGCAGCACTGAAGAGCCGAGGACGCTGGCGCTGTCCTGGATGTGCTCTTCGATCTTCACCATGCTGTCCGCAATGGAATTGAGGTGATTGAGCGACACCGTGATGTGCAGATGCTGGTCCATCACGAAAGGCACGTCGATCAGCAAATCGCGGGCCTTCTGACTGCCGTTTTTGTAACCACCTTGCTCCGCGTCGTATTGTGCGGTCGTCGGACGAAGACGAATCTTGCCGATGACTTGCTGGTCTTTTTTCAAGCGCTCCGTAGTGAACTCCGAAGCAAAGAAATTCAACGCCGGCACTTTGACGAACAAAGCACGCATGGTGCGCTGCAGCAAAATGACCGGGGTGAGAGTGACGGCAAAGAGCGAGCCACAAGGCGCGGCAATATCACCCGGCGAGAGCAGCATGGCAGAGCCAAGGGTGCAGACCGCGAGGGCAGGGAGAGCGCCGTGGACAATGCCGACGAGCGCCGTGAGAGCGAAGAGAGTGAGGGTGAGGATGTGTTTCATGGAGGCGAGTTTGAGCGAGTTTTGAAGTGAGTTTGGAAGTGGCGAGTGAGGTGGATCACACGGAAAAGCGGACAGAGCCTTTTTCCTTGGACATCAGGTCCCAGGCCTCATTGGCGAGGCGGCCCTTTTCGCGAGGATCGGTGCTTTCAGCGATCCGCTTGTTAATGGCGGCGAGCTTGTCGTCGCCGCTGGTTTCCACGACGGGAGCCGGAGCGCCTTTCGGCAGGCCGCTTTCCGGCACACCAGCGGCAGCAAGCTGGTGCGTGACTTCCGTCATGACGGTGGTCTTTTCGGTCTGCGCCTGCTTGAGCGCAGTCTCGAGGCGGCTGAAGCCATCCTGGAGATTGTTGCGCTCCGCCGTGACGGTGGAAAGCTCGGTTTTCAGGCGGGCCACTTCGGCGGTGAGATCGCCGTTGGACTTTTTGAGCGCGGCGATCTCGGAGACCATCGCGCCTTTGTCTTTGAACATGGCGATGGCGTTGTCGATGACGCCAGGCTTTGCAGCTTCAGGCGTGGGGACCACGGTCACGGATGGCGTGACAGCAGGAGCGCCACCGCCGCCGGATTGACCGGCTTCCGTGGCGAGGTTGAACAGAGGTGAACGGCGGATGAACATGATGGTGTGTGCGAGCGTTTGTTTGTGCGGGCGACATGGGTGCCCGCATGTCAAATCGCCCCGCCGATATCCCGCTGCGGGATATCCCATCATAGCAAAGCGGTTCCGGATTTCCGGAACCGTGGGGAGGATGAACAAAACGGGAAAGACAGGGAGACAGGGAGAAGAGGAGACGGGGAGAAAGGTCAGGCCGCTTGGCGCCGGAGGTGGAAGACAAAGTCCCGGTGGATCTCCCGCCCGGCATCCGTGATGCACACGCGCCAGCCGGGGGCCTCGCCCTTCTTCGGCGTGGCGCGGGTCAGGCTCAGCAGCCCCGCCTCGATCAGCACCGTCACACAGCCAGGCACCACGCCCTTGGTCACCACGTTCCCGCTCCCGCCAGTCACGCCCAAGAGTGTGGCGATGCGGTCATGGCGGCGTATGCCGTTGGCGGTCGTCGCCACATCGCACAGCACCAGGAGGGAAAGGTCATTGAGGTCAGTCGGGTCCATAAGGTCAAAAAATCAGGGTTCTTTTATTCAATGATCGGCACGTGCCGATCATTCCGCCGCCATGGCGATGACGTGTTGGAGCGTGGGCGCAATGGCATCGATGAGGCCGAGTTGAAGCGCGGTGTCGCCATAGAACCACTGACCGCGCATGGCATCCGCCGGCACGCCTGGCCGCTGCGCGGTGATGAAGGACTTGAACATGCCTCCGATGTGTTCGATCCGGCTTTGGATGTCAGCGGACTGCGCTTCACTGAGGCTGGTGCCTTCAATGCCCGCGCCTTTGAGATCGCCATCGCGGAAGACTTCAACCTTGATGCCGAGCTCGCGATACATCTCGCTCACGTCCTCAAACGAGCAGACGGCTGAGATGGAGCCAACGACACAAGATTGCCCGCCGTAGATTTCCGGCGCGGTGCTGGCGAGCCAGTAGGCTCCGGAGCAGCATTCGTCCACATAGCTGATGAGGCGCTTGCTGGCGGCGAGATCTTTGAAGACCTGCGCACAATCGGCGACACCGGCGGCAGCTCCGCCCGGCGAATTGAAATGCAGGATGACGGTGTGGATATCACTGCGGGCCTGCAACACCATGGCCTGCTGCTGCAGCACGGCAATATCGAAGCCGCCGCACATGGTATCGATGAAATCGAGATGCTTCCCAAGGATGCCGTGAACACACAGGAGAGCGATGCCATTGGAGATCTCCACATCCTCCAGCACATCGTCATCCACGCAATCGGCGGCCTGGACGGGCTTCCCGACGGGCTGAGTCCATGAATCGAGATTGATCTGGAAGCGATCTCCCGAGGCCTCGTGAAATTGGCGGCACAGGCCGAGATACTTGTCTTTTCGAATGAGCCAGTTTTCGCCGTGGAGGCGGGCGGAGATGCGGTGGAGAGGGGCTTTCATGAGATGAGAGAGGGTGGTTGCAGAAAGAGATCGCCACGTGGCGATCTCTTTGTTTTTCAGGCGGAGGCATCTGGTTCGTCCGCAGGATCGGAGAGATCGGCGGAGCGGTTCACCTGCGTATCCGGCGCAAGCGGAGGCTGGACATTGGTGATGCTGAAGCGGCCCGGGAACACGATCTGCGGAGTGACTTCCGTGGGATCAATGCCGGCGGCGATGGACTGGCTGATGCATTCCAGCTTGGCGAAGATGACTTCGGCGATGGATTGGCGGATGCGGCGCTTCCAGTAGAGCCCTCCCATCTTCGCCTCTTCCATCCAGGTGGTGAGGCCGGTGAGGAGATCGGTCTGCGTGGCCTGTGCCGTGCGGCCGCTGTCGATGTCTGGCATGGGCAGGCCGATCCAGATGCATTTGTTCCACCAGAACTCGCCCGGCTTGAGCTTTGGCTCGCGAAGGCGGCTGGCCTTGATCTCCTTGGCGATGATGTAGTTATACATGCGCTGGCAGCGTTTGGCCTGCCGATGATGGCGGAGGGCGATCCAGCGTTTGTCATCCGCATTGAGCATGCGCAGGCCGGGGCCGCTGATGCCCGCGACATCACACAAGCGAGCGTAGCTGAGATCGACGCTGTCGCAGCAGTCTTTGAGGAGCGCCTTCTCGAACTCCATGTTGTTCTGCGACGGGCGGTCATCGGCGATGACTTTGACCTTCACGCCCGGCGGCAGGCGCGGTGTGATGCCGCCGGTCATCACCAGCTCCATGTTGATGTTTTGCGTGGTGCCATCCGGCATGGTGACCGCTGTGGTTTGCAGCGGCCCTCCCATACCTCCGACGCCCGTATTGCTCGGAGGCGATGCAGCATCGACCTCCTGAACGGTGCCGAGACGAGAATGGTTTTTGATGGCCGTTTTCGTGAAGCCGCGAACTTCGACGACATCGATCATGTTCAGCGCGGCGGCATGCAGGATGGACAGCGGGCGGACTTGGCCGCGGTTGTCGAAATTCCCGAAGTAGATGGCATCGCGCGCATCGACGAACATCGTCTTGCTCGGATCTTCGCCGTCGCGCAGGGAGTAGCCGATGTGTTTGCCGAAAGCATCGAGCTGGACGCCATCGACCCAGTTTTTGCCGACGCGATCGCCATTGGTGAGCTGATGGGCTTCGTAGTAAGCCAGGCGCGCGCGGCCGGAGAGTGTCTCTGTCATCACCGCGACCTCGTCACCACGCACGAACATTTGGACGTTGTCTTGATACTGGCCCTCGAAAAAATCGAACTTGCCAGCACGATCCCAGATCTCTGCCGAGCCCGCGATGGCCATGAAGGTCTCGAAGCCGAGGTCGTTCCACTCTTCATCGCTTGTGTTTGGCTGGGGAGTCAGGAAGCCAAGCATGCGGGCCATGCCATGGCAGAGACGGCGAGCAAAACCGAAGTGCGTGTAGAGCCACTCGATCTTGCGAGCGATCTCCTCACGCGTGAAGCTGGAAAGCTGGCGACGGGTGTCGAGGTTCGGCCAGTAAAGGTAGCCGCGTGCCTCCGACTGCCCGGCGGCCTGGAAACCACCGCCCATGAGGAGAAAGGCATTGGAGCTAAAGCCGTCGTTCGGCGGAGCAGCAGCAGTGTGATCACGCGGGCCGGATGCGCTGGCCTGCTGGCGCTGCTGCAGCTTTTGGAGTTGGCGGGTTTTTTTGCTCATACCATGACAGGGCGGCGGCTGAAATCGATGCCCGTGGCGAGCTGCGATGGATCGAGGGCGGTGGTGCCATCGAGGCGGTTGATGGCTTGCTTGCAGGCTGCCATGAAGGCCTGCTGCTCCGCCGGCGTGGCGAGATTGACGCCGGTCGAGGACTGGCCTTTGAAGGCAGTGCCCGTGATGTGAATGAGGCAGGTCGAACGCGAGATCAGCGCATCGCCCGCTTCCTTCCAGAAAGCGCGAATTTGGTTCTCAGGGTAAAATTCGACGAGGTAGTCGATGAAGGTAGGTCCGAAGTCCACGCCGAGGGCGGGGTGTCAAACCTCCGGCGTTTCGCCTTGCTCCTTTTCCTTTGCCCCGCGCAGGAGCAGATACAGCGGCTCCAGAATAGCGAGCACGGGCGGCGCAGGATCGTGCAGGGTATGGCTGCGCGCCTTGAAATGCTTCTCGCCGTGGGCGCGGTGCGCCGCAGAAATTTGATCGTCGTTCCCGTGCGGCTTGCCGCGTTGCGCGCGGCGCTTGCGGGCGTATTCCGGGGCATACTTCCCCTCTGCCAAGGCGGCTTGCCCAGCCCCATGTCACCAGCCAGCGGGGAGTCAGCGGTAGAACGTCCAGCGCATGCCGGGGTGCTGGGGCTTCCAGGCAAGAACGCGCTCGGCGGCATCGTGAGCGGTTGCGTCCTGCAAACGCAGCTTCTCGGCCTCCTGAGCCTTCTGGAGCGCAAGAACGGCTTGGCGGCGTTTGTGCTCGGCTTGCGCCTTGGCGATGATTTCGGCGTCGTTCATGGCAGGTTGTTGTGGGGAGAAAAGAGTTCCGCTTGCGACGTTTCGCGAGCGATTCGGGCTTTTGCCGCGTGGAAGTAGTCAGGGTCGATTTCGAATGCCGTGAGGTGGATTCCAGCGTAGTGCGCGGCGATGGCGATGCTTCCACTTCCCATGTGCGTATCCAGCACCCGCTGTCCGGGCTTCGCGTATTTCGCCAGCAGCCACTTGTAGAGCGCCACCGGCTTCTGCGTCGGGTGGATCGCCTGGCCTTTCTTCTCGTTCGTGGCTTGGCCACGCGAGAAGCGGAAGGAGCGGGCAGGCGAGTCGAAGGATGTCCACGCCAGCTCGAAGTCAGCCAGCGAGAACTCTTGAATTTTGTCCCACATGACCCAGCAGGAGCTTCTCAGCGGCATGTGGTCGATGAAGTGATTAGCACCCCAGATGATTTGATGTTTCGACACGCGGCGGAGTTCCGCGAAGTATTCGGGCGGCGGCGGCTCTGCGTCCCATTCCTTGCGCTTGTGATTCTTCCAGCGGTGCTTTGAGAGGTTCCCGCTTCCATCGCCCCGATTGGCATAGTTGATCCCGTATGGAGGATCTACGATTGCCAGATCGAAGTGGCCATCCGCGAAGGTGGCCATCACGTCCATGCAGTCGCCAAGCCGCAGATCCAAAGACCCAGCACAAGACGGTGCATGGAACGCGGCGGGCGCGTCTGTCGTGATTTCAAGCTGGAAGGGAACATCCGTCCTCGGTGTCGGTGTTTCAGTTTCGCTCATGGCATTTCTGAGGAAGGCTTCAGCGCGTTGGGTGGCAGATAGGTGAGCCAGTGCGTAGCAACCAAAGCCAGGGGCCGCGAATCGGCGTGTCGCGCTGCAAGGCCGCGAGCCGCTGGCGCACGCGGCGCTTGCGCTCTCGCGCTTGGCTCTTGGCCTCATTGAGCACGTAGATGAGTTCGACCAGGTGAGATGATTCACGGGTTAATGGCATGGCGTTGGAATGCGTTCTGCCCACTCGGCAAAGCGCCATGGCCTGCCGAGTGTGTGAGTTTAGACGTATGCCTCATCCTGCGGTGAATAGTTCGCTCTGCTTGCGGATGAGGCGTTTAGCTGCGTAGAGCAGTGCCGCAGAGTTCATGTTTGCGTTTTCTGGGTCAGTTTCCCCGAGGCAGTGATGCATTGCTGCCATGCTTTCCTCGGTTGCCATTTTTCGCAGTGCTTCGATGGCGGCGGCATACCCAGCCACTGGTGCGCAACCATCGGTCGCGGTGTCGTCTTGTGTGTTTTTCATGGTTTATTTTCGCTCCCTCGGTTGCACAGTTTGATCGTTCGCCAGACTGAGGAGCACGTCGGCATGGCATGGCGCTCCAGCCTTGCACCAGCACGCGAGGTTTTTGCCGCGTAGTTCGCGCCGGATTTCGTCCCGGAGATGACAGAACTCAGGCGACTCAAAGACTGCTCGAAAGCGTGCCACTGCATCCTCCGCAGTTGAGATACCCGGTTGCCCGACTTTGAATGGATTGCCCCATTTGCCAGGGCGGCAGACCTTGACGGTGTTCGGAGGCATACGCCAGCCTTTGCGGCGCGAGAGCGTAACGCGAGCTGGCGAACCAGCGGGATGCAGGCAACGGCTCGAAGGTAGTGGTAGTGTATTCATAAAGTTTTGTGCTCGCCGTCGCCTGATCCGCGAGCGTTCTCCCAATCCTGCGAGCGGAGTCGAGGGACGCTCCAGCCCATGATTTGGCCGCCAGTCGCCACGTTCAAAATTATGTAGTCGCCATAGCCTTGATTCCGCCCGCCGTCGTCATCGGTGCCTTGGCAGAGTAGATCATCCGGCACATAGCTACCCTTCCATTTCAGCCGCTTCCCATCGGCATCCTCCAGCCAATACTCGCCTTGATCGCAGACTTTGTAGTGGACTCTGGCGTGCTTATCCGCAGGCCAGTCGATGATTTGACCTGTTGCGAGATCAATCACAGGCTTCCACAATAGCCCCTCCTTGAGAGGGATGTTGTCGCCGTCTTCGGTGTCTTGGATGCCGTTGATTTCAGCGTCCTCCCAATATCTCACTTCGGCGGACACGATGAGGCGAACGGGGGAGAACACGGCACTGGTGCCAACCTCCAGGGCTAGCTTGTCGGACTTCGGTAGTTGGATTGCTTCGATGCGCAGGGATTCGAATCGAAGTTCAGCGCTCATCGCTCAAACACCAGCCCTCCCACCGGTTCTGCGCACAGCTCCAGGCAGCCGCGCGTTTCGTAGAGGTTGACACCTTCGAGTCCGATTTGCAGGACTTGCCCGGTCGCCATCGTGACGAGCACCGTATCAGGTGCCATGCCGCCGCGGATGTACTCCACGCGGCTGATCACCTCATTGCATTGGTTGTCGAGCGCCGTTTGTAGCATCTTTTCCAGATCGGCCGCATGCTCGCGCCACGTTACAGGCACCATGTCGCGGCCATCGTTGGGGCACGGAAACAAATGCGGCCGGGTATCCGCACCGATGCCATCCGGCGCGAGGGTTTGATTGACCTGCGTGAACTGGCACTTGGGGCAGCGCCAGACACCGGGAACGGTTAGATCAGTGATGTTCATGGCAGCAAAGTCAGGGGGTTCTCCCAGGTTCCAGTTTCAATTGTCCCGTGCACCCACGGCACCGGCCAAACATCCTCGCCCACTTCATCGCGCACCCATTTGCAGCGCCAGACGACGCGGTAATCATGGCCCAGCAAGCCCGGCGGCTTGGCGCGAATTTCCGCGATGGCCATCTCATCGTCGCCATGCTCTTCTTGTCAACACGATGGATCATGTTGCTCGGCCGCCT